ATTTAACTAACTTATAGGTGATTAAATGGCTACTATAGCAACTTTAAGAAAAAGTGGTAATGTAGAAAGTAATCAAGCTTTCAAAGGTTTCCCAGAAGGGCAAATGTTTGTAAGAAAGGCTACAATCTCAGTTCCTGCTTTAGCACTCAACGATGTAGTACAAACTATTAATGCATTCGCAGGGGAAACTTTGCACGCGTTAAGAGTTGTTTCTACTGACATTGACACAAATGGATCTCCTGCAATTGTGTTAGATATCGGTCACAGTAACACAGCTACTGAAACAACTGGTACTTCTACTGCAATTAAAGATGGATCTACTATTGGTCAAGCTGGTGGTATTGAGTTATTCAGTGCATTAAGTGCAGATGATGACGCAATTGAACCAATTGACTTTACTAGTGATACAACTATTGATATACACGTACAAGTAGGACCTGGTACAGGTGCTGCTGGTACAATAACAGTTACTGGATACTTTACTTAAACGTAAATTTATCTTAGACTATGAGGATTGATTATTCTCCTAGTATCAATTGTTAATGTTTAAAGAGCTCACTTCGGTGGGCTCTTTTTACGTTTAACACCTGGACCAGGTCGATCTTCTCTTTTTTCAGGCAGACTATCCAAATGGGCTCTGATTTTTTTCATCATTTCCATATGTTGTTTCATGGTCATTGGTTCATTTTTCATTGTTCTTTTTTCTACGCTTAGCGTTGTTTTCTAATCTACGATCTTCGTTTTCTCTAGCAAACCATTCTTCAATAATAAACTCTTTAGTTAGTTTGTTAGGGTTTTTAATAAATTTTAAGTGTCGAGGTTTGATAATTAACGTTGCATAGTTATGATACTTTTCATCGGTAAATACAAATTCGTATTCTTTGTCATCACCAAAGTAATGGAGTTTATTATTTATAAATTCAGCATGCATAGTTACAACCTATTCCTAATAATGTTCCAAGCTTTTTGAATGTCATCAGTCGGGCCGTCTGCCCATTCTATTTCTCTAGTAATAACATCATCAATAACATTTACTGCGTCTGCGATGCTGTTGATTTCTCTTTCTGGCACAATTTACCTCGTTTTTGTAGTTGATGTCTGATGTTATTTAAACTTCTTTGAGTTAAATAACCCCCATTAGTATATTTAGTCTTAGTTTTCATGTTTCTAGTCCAGCTTCTTGGCATACTGTACAAATTATTTGTCCATTTATTGTATCGGCAAGAATAACCATACCTTGTTTTGCACATACAGGACATTTTGCTGTTGATATATTAGTTTTCATTGGTACCCCAATAATTGTAACTTAAGTAAAGTTTCTTTTGTAACTGCTGTCCAACTCCAAGGTCTAGCAATTTTATCTGGTTGAGCAGCAGCTAATACTGAACCAGTAGTCCAAAAAGCACTTCGGTCGTGCCACATTTTCCAATTCTCTTGTGGCTTACCATCAAGATGTTTCTTTTTATAATTTTGCCAACCTTCTTGATCCCAATGCCAAGCAACATTTAAATATCTAGTACCTACCATGTTTTTAGCTCTAGGACTAAACTCAGTAATTTTAAAACGCACATCTGCTTGTTGGTGTCTTATCAAAAGGGTATCACCTTCTTTAAATATAGTTGAAGGGTCTAAAGTACCATCATATAAACTTCGATAGAAGTTCGTATTATTGTAATAACCATCTATTTGATAATAAGTCACACCAGTAATTTGATCTTCAATAGTTTCTGGGCTATAAAGATACCCATTCCTAGCATAGGGTACTTCATTTAAGTCACACCAACGTGACTCTTTATTGTTGTAAGGATGTTGATTGCAATAACCTTTGCCCTCAACTTGATATTGAGTCATCCTCCGATTTAGATTTACCATTTGATTCTCCGTTTTCATAGGTTTGCATTAATCTATTTAAATACCATTGGGCTTTAGCAAGATCTTCTTGTTGATTTTTGTATTCGTAACGCCACATATATTTCAAAACGTTACCCTTTAAGTAGCCTTGGAACTGTCGAGTAGTCATAGAAGCTTGAATAGCTTGTATGCACTCAATTTCTCCAGTATTGTAGTGTGGGGGTTGATTTACATTGTCCATAATTTTTCTCTTTAAAGATAGTGAGTAAGGTGGTATCAAGCGTTTGCTACACTGGCTGCTAGGTTCTGTATAGTTTTGAGATCTCTAGCCAACATTGCGGTCGTATCAGTTACTCACTATCGTATTAATGATACAACAAGTAGCTTGGTATCTAGGCTTGAGCAGTTGTATGACTTTAAGTCACCTTATGCTAAAGTTTTAATTTAGCTTTTGCTATTAACCACCAGCACTCCATAGATGTCCGGAACCTTCCGTTTGTGCAACCGGTTGTTTCAACTACTTGTTGTATATTTCTTTTTTAAGAAACTCCTGTTTTCCTCTTCGTATTCTAAAAATGAATCGTACGGTGCAGAATTATATGCTGCTCGTTCTCTACAATTTTCAGAGTACATGCGTAAAGCAAAATCTTTATAAGTCATAAAGATATTATATACCATGATCTAATAAAAACTCGTTAAACTTGCTAAAAAGATCTTCATGTATTTCAGTATTAATACGGTAAATATCAACACCCTCTAAAGGATACTCATTCTTACCCTGCCTTAATTCTGTTTTTACATAAGCATTAAAAAACTCTTCAAAATTATTTTCAAACCATTCTTGTTTAGCAACATGAAGATCAACTTCATATTCAAGCACTTCAGTAAGAATAGCTTGACTTACGTTTGCTTTACTAAGTTCAAGCATACGTAAAAAATTTTCAAGTCCTTCATATAGAAGATATTGATACTCATGTGCTGTTTGATATGCTTCATTCATTTTACCCACTATTTTCTCCAATACTGATTGTGCTTGCGCCACTCAGGTTCTTTGTCTTGCCAAGTAAGTTTAGGCACAGACAAATTAAACCCAAATAGTTTCTTTTGCACACTTTGTAGTTTAAGTTTTTGATGTCTCATTGTCTTTCTCATAAGAAACAAAACAATAGAAGCAGTCAGACCACCCACCATAGCTGCAGTCATGCCACTGTAAGTGCCATAGAATGCAATCATAAGTGTGCCAGTAATCATGATATCTACAAAAATATCATGGCCAATAGCTTTTTTGCCGCCTGCTTTAAGCGCTAGCAACAGCAGCCCGAGCGCGCTGAATATTCCGATTGTTAGCATTGTGCCTCCCTTTCCACATTAGATAAGCCATGTACGCAAATTGAATTAGCTCAATAAGAATCCATAGCGCCGTTGTTACACTTGATACGATACTAGCTGGCATACTCAAACCTCCATAATAAATAACCCATACTACCCAAGACTAAAGCTAGCAGCATGAATGTTAGAATATGTTGTAAGAGCATAGCCATAGCAAATAGACCAAGTAATCCTACAACTCCACGTATTGCATACTTGTTAATAACTCCAAGCATGTGTTTAGTTCGTTTTGATAATTTCACCATATGGTGCCTCCGTTGAATAATTAGATACCCACACAACTGGAAAGTGTGGTTCAGTACCAAAATCACTTGCCTCAAGATCTGTAAGATAAATAAGACAAGAAATATTTGGATGTTTGTTTGCCATTTCTGCAATAGCTGGCCCAAACCTAGTACCACCACGACCTTGCATAGTAACTTTCAAAGGCAACGATTCACGGGTGAATGTCTCTTCAGCAGTTACTTCAGTGTCGGCTTGCATAAAATGTACATTGTCGACGTTAGCATCAATCAACATAGCTGATATCTCACTAAGGTCTTGATTAAGTTCTTCGTCAGTACGTGAACCTGAAGTATCAGTAATGACACCAATCTCTTCAATAGATGGTGCATACATACTAGGTAGATACAAACCTTGACCAATAAACCTACGATTAGGTTTCTGCCAACTGTAGTCAGATTTGTTGTTGTTACGTAAGAATCTAGCCAAACGTTCTTTCCAGTTAACTTTTGGTTCAACTAAATCACCAAGCAAAGCTTCCAAACTACCTGGCAACTTACCTGCGGCTTTAGCTGCTTCAGCAGCTTGTTTGATCGCTACGCGCATATCAGCCTCAAACTCACCAGGATTTTTGTTGATAGCTGATGACTGTTGCACACAATTACCAAATGATTCTTTACCATCTTCGCCACCTCCTTGAGGTTGTGAATCTGGATTCTCTTGAAGATTGCGATAGACTTCATCAGTTGTCATATCAGCATACTTGTCATCAAGCAAATCAGTTGGTGGCAATTGCAATCCTGCATCACGAACCACAAGATTGATTACATAGTCACCAGCTACGTTCCATAGATAATGATCACGTTCATTCAAACGTGCCATATGCATAAATACTACATGCATAACTTCATGAGCAAGCAAACCAATACGTTGTTGGTCAGTCATGTTCAAGAAAAACTTTGGATTGTAAAGCAAACGCTTACCATCAGTACCTGCAGTAGGTATCTCTTCTGTTTCAATTGGTGTCAAACGTAAACACAACGTACCAAAGAAAGGTTGTTTCAATAATAGTTGTGCTCTAGCACGAGTGAACTCAGGAATCATCATCATCTCCTAGTAGTTGTGAACCAAGAATTACGTTGTTAAATGCAGCAGCATTTTGTTCAACATACTGTGCTTGGTCTTGTTGTTTTTTCTTACGTTCCGTTTTCTTGTGAATCGTAACCATTTTGTTTGGCGCCACTTTTTCTACTATGTTACCAAGTTGGGGCCAAGCTTTTAGAGCTTGATTAAGTGTTTGAAAACGATCAAGCATATCAAAAAAGTCAGCTGTTTTATCAGCAAGAGTACGGTCGTATTCAGCTTCTTTATTGTAAGCAGCATAAACTTTTTTAGTCAGTTCATGATCTGCTGCTTTACTAAGATTCATAGAAGAAGCACCGTATCTATCGCCAACAAACCTACCTTCAAAAGGTAAATCTATATTAACCTGATGTAGAGTTGTTCCACTGTCTGGATCAAGCACATACCTTTGAGTATAATCTTTAAGACTGTAATCTATGTCTTTACCATCTTGACGATAGTCTTTACGCTCTTTGTGATACTCAGGTACTTCAATAACAGCTTTTACAAAAGACTCTTTGTTAAAAACACTTTTAATATGTTCTTTAACATCCCACACTACACCATCTGTACTAACGTCTCGCACTTCTTCAAACGTTGCCAAAACTTTCTCATACAAAGGTTTAGCAAACGTATCATAAAGCTCAACGCCCAACTCTTCTTGATTGTTGACAGAAGGTCTGGGATTGATATTTCTGTAGTCTTTTACAAACTGCTCACACAATTGTTTGAGTAGTTCATTAGACATTCTAACTGTAGCCATAATTTTCTCCGTGATTGTTACAATACAACATTAGAATTCTTTTGAATCCAAGCATTGATTGTAGGGTGTTGTATAAAGTTTCGATCAAGAGCAAGAATACCTTTGACCAAAACTACCTGAAACTCAACAGGCAATTTAGCTGTAAGCTTCATAATGTTTTCCATTTTGTCGTCTTGAGCTCGTGCTGAAACCGCACCAGTCAAAGCATACAAAACAGCTGGATCGTCCGTCGGCATGTACGTTGTAGGATTTTTAATCAAGTTATCAATATCTGGTAACTTGCTTGCTACTTTCGCAAATGCCAAGAACTCACCGGCTGGCCCGTCACCGACTGCAGCGGCTATGCCGTAAAACATCCTGTCTGCATGAATATCATCTGTAAGCCCCAAACGCTTATCGACGAATGACCAACTTCGAGGAGTAGGAAAAGCGTACTCATCAGCTTTGAAGCTGTAC